CGGAGATCGAGGTCGCGCTGCTGCCGCTGCTGGCGGACCTGCTGCTGGCCCGGCTGGCCGCCCAGGGCCGCGCGGCCGAGCTGATGGAGGCGGGCGCTGCCATTCTGGCGGCGGCCGCCACTCGCGCACGCGGCGAGGATGATGGTGCCGAAGATCTGGCGGTGCAGCTGCTCGAGGTGGCGGCGGCATGATCGCGTATCGCGTGGAGCGCGAGCACGTCTCGCGGCTCGGATCGGCGGCCTGGCTGTTCTGGGCCGGGCCCTTTCGTACCCGTGCGGAGGCGGAACGGGAAGTGATGCTCGCGATGTCTGGCGGCGGCCGGCGGCTGCGCATCGTGCGAGTAGAGTGCGAGGGAGGCTGCGGGTGAGCGCGCCCGCCATCTCCACCGCACAGCGGGCGGCCGAGCGCGAGGCGGCTGAGGCCGCTTTCGAGATGCTGCCGCCAGGCGATCTGCTCCTTGGCTATCAGGTGAGCGCCGCGGCGGAGCTGCGCGCCGGCACAGCGCTCATCGCCATCGAGAAGAGCCGGCGCATCGGCCTGACCTGGGGGCTGGCGGCGGCCTCCGTGCTGCGGGCGGCGGCGCATGCCTCGGCCGGCGGCATGAATGTCTGGTACATGGGCTATGATCAGGAGATGGCGCGCGAGTTCATCGATGCCTGCGCGATGTGGGCGCGCAGCTTTGCCATTGCTGCAGAGGCATTGGATGAAGAGCTGGTGGAAGATGATGAGAAGGGCGCGGTCGGCGCTTTTCGCATCCGCTTTCCTTCCGGCTTCAAGATTGTGGCGCTGCCCAGCGTGCCGCGTGCGCTGCGCGGAAAGCAGGGCCTGGTGATCATCGATGAGGCGGCTTTCCACAAGAAGCTGGATGAGGTGCTGAAGGCGGCACTCGCGCTGCTGATGTGGGGCGGGCAGGTGGTGGTCGTTTCCACCCATGATGGCGTCGGGAACCCGTTCAACGCGCTGCTGGACGAGATCAGGAGCGGCCGGCGCAAGGGCCGGGTGCTCACCATCACTTTTCGTGATGCCATCGCCGAGGGGCTTTATGATCGGATCAGGATGGTGGCCGGCATCAAGGGCCGGGAGCTGGAGCCGCTGGAGCGATGGGAGGCGAACATCCGCGCCACCTATGGCGATGATGCCGAGGAGGAGCTGGACTGCATCCCCAAGGCCGGCAGCGGCAGCCTGATCAAGCCCGAAGACATCGCGGCGGCCGAGCACCCGGACGCCGGCCGGCCGGAGCTTTATGGCGGCGGGCTGGTATTTGGCGGGCGGGACGTGGCGCGCCGGCGCGATGCGGCGGTGCAGCTGGGCCTCGAGCTGGTGGGCGATGTGGCCTGGGAGCGGGACTTTTACGATGAGCGCGGCAGCACCTTCGCGCACCAGGACGCCTGGATGGATGCGCGCTTCCGCGATCGGCGCGTCGTGCAGTGGGGCATCGACCAGACCGGGATGGGCGAAAAGGTGGTGGAGGACGCCAGGCTGCGCTGGGGCGAGCGGATCGTCGGCTTCCTGCTCACCGGGCCGATGCGGCTTAACCTCGGCCTCGCGCTGCTGGACGGCTTCGAGCGCGGGCTGATCCGCATCCCGCCGGACCCGCGCAGGCGGGCGGACCTTCGCGCGATCAAGCGCCAGGCCACTGCCGGCGGCGGCGTGGTGCTGGTGAATGACGACAGTGTTCATGCGGACTATTTCTGGGCGCTGGCCATCGGCTTCTATCTCTCCCGCCAGCCCCTTGGGATGATCGACTATCGCACCGCCAGTGCGCCGGCGGCGGGCGCGGGCGGCCGGCGGCGGCTGAGCATGCGGCCGCGCCATGATGATGACGTGCCGCGCGGCGGCGGCCGCCGGCTTTATTGAGGATAACGGCCATGGCGAGCACACCCGTGATCTATGGGCCGGACGGCAAGACGCCGCTGCGCCAGCTGCTGACCAGCGAGATTGCCGCACCCTCGATGATGAGCGCGCGCTCGGTGAGCGGCGGAGACCAGGCCGCTGGCCTGACCCCCGAGCGGCTGGCCGTGATCCTGCGCGCCGCCGATGATGGCCAGGTGCTGGAATATCTGGAGCTGGCCGAGCAGATCGAGGAGCGCTACCTCCACTACATCGGCGTGCTCGGCACCCGGAAGCGTCAGGTGAGCCAGCTGCCGATCACGGTGGAGGCCGCCAGCGATGACCCGCTCGACCAGGCCAAAGCCGATCTCATCCGCGAATGGCTGAAGCGGGACACTGTGGAGGCCGAACTTTTCGACATGCTCGATGCGATCGGCAAGGGCTTCTCGGTGACGGAGATTGTCTGGGATCTCAGGCGCGCGCCCTGGCTGCCCGAAAAGCTGATCTGGCGGGATCCGCGCTTCTTCGAGCCGGACCGGATCGACCGCACCACGCTGCTGCTGCGCGGAAGCGGACCGCCGCAGCCGCTCCCGCCCTACAAGTTCGTGCAGCACTTTCATCCTTCCAAGAGCGGCCTGCCCGTCCGCGGCGGGCTGGCAAAGCCGGTCGCCTGGGCGTGGCTCTTCCAGTCCTTCTCGCTGAAGGACTGGGTGAGCTTTGCCCATGTCTACGGCTTCCCGGTGCGGCTCGGCAGATATCAGCCCGGCGCCACCGAGGATGATATCCGCACCCTGCTGCGAGCGGTGACGAACGTCTCGGCCGATGCGGCCGCGGTGATCCCCAACAGCATGCAGATGGACTTCATCTCCGCCCAGGCCGGCAGCGGCGGCGAGGTTTTCGAGCGGCTGTGCGAATATCTGGACAAGCAGGTGAGCAAGGCCGTGCTGGGCCAGACCGGCACCACCGATGGCGAGAGCGGCCGGCTGGGCGGCGGCGGGCGCGAGCATTCCGAGGTGCGCAGCGATATCCAGCGCGCCGACGCGAAGCTGCTGGGTAGCTCATTGAACCGCGACCTGGTGGTGCCGATCATCGACTTCAATTTCGGCCGCCCTTCGGATGGCCTGCTGCGCTATCCCAAGATCAGGATCGGCCGCGAGGATGACGAAAAGGAATTCGGCACCTGGCTGGACGGGGTGGAGCGCTTTGTCGATCGCGGCGGACGGGTGGAGCAATCGGTGGTGCGCGACCGGCTGGGCCTGCCAGACCCGGAGCCGGGTGCCGTGCTGCTGCAGCCGGCCGCCGCAGGAGTCCCGCCAGCGGGTGGGCAGGGCGCAGGAGGCCCGCCAGCGGCCGCGCCAGCGCCGGGCGCACCCAAGACCCCAGAAACGCCGCAGACCCACTTCTCACGCCTCTCACAGCGCCTTATGCCGCCATCCGGCCCGGCGGCCACGGCCGCCACTGCGCTCCCCCCGGCCCCGCAGGACGATATCGACCTGATCGTGGCGGCGATGACCGACGAGGGCTGGGAGCCGGCGATGCGGCCGATGCTGGACCCGCTGCTCGCGGATCTGCGCGCGGCCGACAGCTATGAGGCCGCGATCGCCGCCCTGGTGCCGGCGCTGGCGAAGATGGACGAGGCAGCGCTGATGCGGGCGCTTGAGCGGGCCGGATTTGCCGTGCAGGCTTTCGGCCGGACCGGAGCGGACGGGCAGCTGAATGGCGAGTAACCCACCAGGAGACGGAGCGCCCCCGCGCCTGCGCGCGGCGTTCAACCTGCGGCCGGCCGAGGCCATCGCCTATCTGGAGGCCAAGGGCTATCGCACCACTGTCAATTGGACGGAGATGTGGGAGGCCGAGCACGCCGGCGCTTTCACGGTGGCCAAGGTCGCCAAGACCGATCTGCTGGTGACCATCCACAAGAGCCTGATCGATGCGCAGGAGCGCGGCATCCCGTTCGAGCGATGGCAGGCCGAGCTGCAGCCCGAGCTGGAGCGCGCCGGCTGGTGGGGCCGGGTGCAGGATCGTGAGCTCACCGGCACGAGCCGGGCGATCTTCGTGGGGCCGCGCCGGCTGCGGACGATCTATGAGACCAACCTGCGGATGAGCCGCGCGGTGGCGCTGTGGGATCGCATCCAGGCGAGCAAGGCGCGGCTGCCCTATCTGCGCTATTCGGCGGTGCTGGATGGCCGCACCCGCCCGCTGCACCGCAAGTGGCACAACACTATTCTGCCGGTCGATCATCCTTGGTGGCAGACGCACTTTCCCCCCAATGGCTGGCGCTGCCGCTGCACCGTGGTGCAGATGGGCGAGAGCGATCTCGCCCGGCGCGGCATGCAGGTGAGCGATGGGCCGCCAGACGATGGCCCGGTGCGGCCATTCTGGCGGCGGGGGGCGGATGCGCCGGTCTTTGTGCCGCCCGGCATCGATCCCGGCTTCGGCTTCAACGCCGGGATCGCGCGTGCGCAGGCCCGAGAGGCTGCTCTGGCAGAAAAGGCCGCGCAGACGCTCATCGATGCCCGCACCATCGAAGGCGGCGCCGAGGCGGCCCTGAATGAACTGCTGGCCGAGCAGCAGCTGGCCGAAGAGGAGCGTGCCGCATTCAACACCCTGGTCCTGGGCGGCGAGCTGGGCCAGCTCGCCGCCGCCTTGGTGCGGGCGCTGTTCCGCCGCTGAAGCGGAGACTCGCCTAGCCGGATGGTGCCCGCTATCGTCTTCCCGCAACTTGGGGTGCGGGATGAAGAACAGGCTGTTCTACGGAGACAATCTTGAGGTGCTGTCCGACAAGGCGGCCTTTCCGGACGAATCGGTCGATCTGGTCTATCTCGACCCGCCGTTCAACTCGAACGCCAATTACAGCCACCTGTTCCGCTCGCCCGATGGCAAGGTGGCGCAAAGCCAGATCCAGGCCTTCGAGGACACCTGGGAATGGGGTGACGCCGCCAACGAGGCCTTCCGCCGGGTGGTGACCGGCTCCAACAGCGATGTGGCCGAGCTGCTGACCTCGATGCGCAAGTTCCTGCGTGAGAATGCGATGATGGCATATCTGGCGATGATGGCCGCGCGCCTAGTCGAGTTGCACCGCGTGCTGAAGCCCACCGGCAGTCTTTACCTCCACTGCGACCCCACAGCGAGCCACTACCTCAAGCTGCTGCTGGACGCGATTTTTGGGCCCGAGAATTTTCTCAACGAAATCACCTGGAAAAGGACTACTTCCCATTCGGACGCAAAGACCTGGGCTAGAGTGTCTGACATCATTCTCTTCTACTCAAAGAGCGGAAGTTTCTCCTGGAATATCCCGCGCAAGCCCCTGAGCGAGTCCTATCGGTCAAGCAAATATCGCCATGATGATGCCGATGGGCGAGGCGTCTATCGCCTCGACAACATGACGAGCCCAAGCCCTCGCCCGAAGATGACCTACGATTGGCTTGGCTTTCCTCCTCCCTCTTTGGGTTGGCGCTACCAGCGCGAAACCATGCAGAGGCTGCACGACGAAGGCCGCATTTGGTATCCGACAGATGCGAGCGGGGCATTCGATACCAATCGGCGGCCGCAATTAAAGCGCTACCTTGCTGAAACACTCGGCGGTGTGATCGGCTCGATTTGGACAGACATACCGCCCCTGAATTCTCAGGCGCAGGAGCGCCTTGGCTATCCCACCCAGAAGCCGCTGGCGCTGCTGGAGCGGATCATCGCCGCCAGCTCGAACCCTGGCGACGTGGTGCTCGATCCATTCTGCGGCTGTGGCACGGCGGTGGATGCCGCGCAAAAGCTGGGGCGGCGCTGGGCCGGCATCGATATCACCCACCTCGCCATCGGCCTGATCGAGAAGCGGCTGAAGGATCGCTACGGCGCGGAGCTGGATTATGAGGTGATCGGCAAGCCGGCCGATCTCGGCTCCGCGCTGAAGCTGGCCGAGGAGAAGCCCTTCGACTTCCAATATTGGGTGACCTTCGCGATTGATGGCCAGGCCTATCAAGGGGGGCGCAAGGGCGCCGATCGCGGAATCGATGGCTTCATCTGGTTCACCGGGCCGGGCCGCCAGCCCGAGCGCGCTCTGATCTCGGTGAAGGCCGGGCAGAACATCGGCCCGGCGATGGTGCGAGAGCTGAAGGGCACGATGGAGCGCGAAAAGGCGCCGATGGGCATCTTCATCTGCGCCCGCGAGCCATCAAAGGAGATGACCCGCGAGGCCACCAGCAGCGGCGAGTATGAAGGGCCGGACGGCCGCTTCTACCCGCGCGTGCAGATCTTCACGCTGGAAGATCTGTTCGCCGGCCGCCGGCCCCGCGTGCCCCTGCTCGATGCCAACGCCGCCTTCCGCCGGGCCCCCCGCGCGAAGGACGAAGGCGCCCAGGGCGCGCTGGGGCTTTAGCCTCTGGTCGCGTGGACGCACCCCCGGCCATCATCTGCGAGCTGCCCCGCGCGATCGATGGGGACACGATCCGGTGCGCCAATATCGGCAAACTGGTGCGGCTGACCGGCATTGATGCGCCGGAGCTGCCGGGCCACTGCCGGCGCGGCAAACAATGCGCTCCAGGCGACGGGCTTGCGGCAAAACGGGCGCTCGAGCTGATGCTGGCGCGCGGCCCAGCCTACATCACGCCCGCCGGCCGTGATCGATACGGCCGGATCATCGCCCGCGTAGCGATCGGCAAACTCGACGCCTCTTGCGAGATGATCCGGCGAAAGCAGGCCGTCCGCCGCTATGGCCGGATCGATTGCCAATAGTTGAGTGAGCGCCTCTGATGAACGAGTTCTTCTCTTTTCCGGATGGCCCCGACGGAAAAGCAATTCATTTGGATGTCGCGTCACTGCGCGCCTGGGCGGAAGCGAACCTGACCGTCAAAAACATTGTGATCGATGCGGTTCTCGTGAAAAGCTTGGTCGACGGCGGCACAGTCGACCTCGACAAGGCCCAGCTGGCCATGGCTTCTGGCTATCCGAAGCCGATCATCATTTGCCGGCAGTTCACCAATGACGGCAGGGATCGAATAGTCGATGGCAATCACACCTATGTGGCCAGGGCTCTGATCACGGCCGCCGTCGGATTGTTCAGCCCGGGAGAGACTTGCTGTGAAGGCTTTGTTGTCGAACACGACCAATGGAGCGCCTTCGCGATTTCGCCCGAGCGCGCAAAGGCTCTCCGCCTACCTCATGCAGACTGATCCGACCGACGCGGCTTCCCAACCCGCTGGCCCCGCGTCATAAGGACCGTCAGAGGCTCGGCTGAGAGCCGCCTCGACCCCTTCACATCGAACCCTTCGTCTCCTGTCCGCCACCGGACGGGAACGGGTGTCGCCTCCCGGTGCATCACGGGATGGTGATTACCGGCCTTCTCTCCTTCCTGCGAGCGCGCGCCTCCCGCCTTGCCATCGCATCTGCTGTGGCAGGCGAGCTGGCGACGGCAGCCGCCGCCATCGATGCGCCCTCCGATGGCGCGGAAACGAGCCGGGTGCTGCTGCTGCCGATGGGCGAGATCATCACCCGCGACGGCCGGCGCTTCACGCTGGATGCGGCGCGCGCCGCCGATGTGGTGGCGGCCTCGGTGGCCTATGCCGGCCAGCGCGCCATCCCCTGCGATTATGATCACCAGCTGGTATTCGCCGTCGGCAAGCAGGCCGCCGGCACTGCCCCGGCCTCGGGCTGGATCGAGACCGCCAGCCTGGCCGTGACGCCCGCCGGCATCGAGGGCGAGGTGACCTGGACGGCCGCCGCCCGCGAGCGCCTGCGGAGCCGGGAATATCGCTATCTGTCGCCCAGCTTCACCCATGACAAGACCGGGGCGGTCACCTCCATCCGCTACCTCAGCCTGGTGAATGATCCGGCGATCGACACGCTGCCGGCCGTGGCCGCGACTGAAGCCTCAACCCTGGAGACGCCTGTGAACTACGCGAAAATCGCCGCCGCACTCGGCCTTTCGGCCGAGGCGAGCGAGGAGGACATTCTGGCCGCGCTGGCGGCGATGGCAATGCCGAAGGAGGCGATGGAAGCCGCCGCCGCCCGGCTGGGCCTGGTCGCCACCGCCACGGCCGCCGAGATAGCGACGGCGGCAGCATCGATGGCCACGCCGGATCCGGCGAAGTATGTGCCGATCGACGTGGTGGATGCGCTGCGCGCCGATCTCGCCACCGCCGCCACCCGCTCTGCCGGGCAGACGGCCGAGCAGCTGGTGACGGCCGCGACCGAGGCCGGCCAGATCACGCCCGCGATGAGGCCCTGGGCGCTGGACTATGCCGGCAAGGATCCTGCCGGCTTCAAGGCCTGGGCGGAAAAGGCACCCGCCATCGTGAAGCCCGGCGCGGAGCCGCTGGACACCGCCGCCGCCCAAAATGGCCCGGGGCTCACCGACGAGGAACACAGGGTGGTGAAGATGCTGGGCATCACGCCCGAGGCCTTTGCGGCCGAAAAGAAGAAGGGGAACTGAGATGGCTCTCTCTGCACCGCGTGACACGCCCGAGCGGGCTGGCACCGATTTCGCCATTGGCGTGGCGGCCAACGCCGTCATTCACCAGGGCGCGCTGGTCTGCACCAATGCGTCGGGCTTTCTGGTGCCGGGCAGCGTGGCCACCACGCTCACCGCCATCGGCCGCGCCGATGAAAGCGTGACCGGCACCGCCACCGCCGGCGAGGTGAAGGCCCGCGTTCGCGCCGGCGTCTTCCGCTTCGGCAATTCGGCGTCTGCCGATCTCATCACCGTAGCCGATATCGGCAAAGACTGTTTCGTCATCGATGACGAGACGGTCGCGAAGACCAGTGGCTCCGGTGCCCGCAGCCGCGCCGGCGTTGTGGTGGACGTGGACACGCTTGGTGTCTGGGTCCGCATCGGCCTGCGCAGCTGACCCGCCTTTCAAGGAGATCGATCTGTGATCATCAATTCCGGCACCCTCAAGACGCTCAACACCAGCTTCAGCGCGCTCTACCAGGGTGGGCTGGGGATGGCGCCCACCGACCATGAGATGGTGGCGATGACCGTCCCCTCCACCACTGGCGCCCAGGAATATGGCTGGCTCGGCAAGTTTCCCAGCGCCCGCGAGTGGCTGGGCGACCGGGTGATCCAGAACCTGAAGACGCATGATTATGCGATCAGGAACAAGGATTACGAGCTGACCGTCTCGGTCGATCGCAACGACATCGAGGACGACAATATCGGCCTCTACTCGCCTCTTTTCGAGGAGATGGGCGCAGCCACCGGCGCCAAGGCCTGCCAGCTGGTCTACGGCCTGCTGAAGGCCGGCTTCGACACGCCCTGCTATGACGGGCAGTTCTTCTTCGACACCGATCACCCGGTGATCCTGGAGGACGGCACGCCGGGCGTCGTCTCCAACAGCGGCGGCGGTTCGGGCACGGCGTGGTTTCTGGCCGATCTCTCGCCGCAGCGCCGGCTGAAGCCGCTGATCCTGCAGATGCGCAAGGCCTGGGAGTTCACCGGGCTCGACAGCCCGGATGATCCGAACGTTTTCATGCGGAAGGAATTCATCTATGGCGCGGATGCCCGGATGAATGTCGGCTTCGGCTTCTGGCAGATGATCTACGGATCAAAGCAGACGCTCAATGCCACCAATTTCAAGGCCGCCTATGCCGCGCTCGAGAGCATGAAGGGCGATCACGGCCGGCCGCTGGGCCTCAGGGCCACCCACCTGATCGTGCCGCCGGCGCTGCGCGATGTGGCGACCACGCTGGTGCAGAATGAGCTCGCCGCCAATGGCGAGACCAACACCACGCGCGGCTGGGCCTCGGTCTTCGTCTCGCCCTGGCTGGCTTGAGGGGCTGATCTGGTGGCCCTCGTCACTCTCCGGCTGCTCTCGGCGCGGGTGCCTTATCGCCGCGCCGGGATCAGCTTTGAGCCTAACGGCGCTCAGAGCTTCGCGGTGGTGCTGGTGCCGGCCGAGACGCTGAGTGAGGACCAGGTGAATGCGCTGATTGAGGACCCGCACATCGACGTGCTCGCCAGCCTCGGCGGCTTCGACCAGGTGGAGGATGCCGAGCATCTGTCCGGCATGATCGATTTCGCCAGGCAGCTCTCGGACGCTGGCGCCAAGGAGGACCGGCTGTTGCGCGAGCGGACGCTGGCCGAGACCGGCGGGCCGCATGGCGACGAGCTTCAAACCGAGACCGCGCCTCCGCCGGCAGATCAGGCCGGCGCAGGCGAGGCAGCGCCGGCGGCTGCCGAGCAGCCCTCAGAGGTGGCCGCACCAGCGAAGCCTGGCGGCCGCCGCCGCAAATGATACCCGCCCGGGAGGGCCGGCCCGGTGCCCACCACCGGGCCGGCCCAACCGGGCCTGATTTAAGGACGCCGAGGCTAAGTGAAGATCAAGCAGCCCTTTGAGACACTGCGCATCGCGCTGGCCTTCGGGCAGCCGATCGGCAGCGTCTCGGCCGTGATCATCACGCCGCGCGGGCTGGTGACCGGCGGGCCGGCGCTCACTGCGCTGGCGCCGGCGATCGTGGGCAGCGAAGTGCGGCTCGATCTGCTGGGCGGTGCCGATGGCGAGCGGTACCTGATAACGGTGCGCGCCGCCGCCGCCGCCGGCGATCTCATCGAGCGCGAGGCCGAAGTGGCGGTGCTCGATCTCGCCTGGGCCGTGCCGGATGTCTCCACCGTCTATCTCTCCGCCACTGGCTTTGTGGATCGGCACGGCCTCGACAATACCATCCGCCTCACCGACACCGAGGGCAGCGGACGCATCGATGCCGCCCGCCTGGGCCGCGCGCTGGCCGATGCCTCGGCAGAGGCCGAAAGCTATCTCGCCGGACGCTTCCAGACGCCGCTGACCCAGCCCTCGGCGCTCATCGAGGGGATTGTTTTCGATCTCGCGCTGGCCCGGCTCTGGATCGGCGAGCCGCCCGAGAGCGTGGCCACGCGCGCCGAGGCCGCCGCCGCCCGGCTGCGGGACATTGCCAAGGGGCTGATCGTGCTGCCGGGTGCGGCCGCGCTGGCCCCGGCCGAGACCTCGCCCGCCCCGGTGCTGATCGGCGGCAGCGAGACGCCGGCGATGTTCAGCCGCGACCGGCTGCGGAGCTTCTAGATGCTGGAGCTCACCCAATTTTCCGACACGCTCACCCCGCGCCTGGAGGCGGCGGTCGCCGCGCACCTGGACTTCACCCCGGCGATGGCGGTGATCGCGGATTATCTGCGCGACACCACTGTCGAGCGCTTCGAGACCGAGACCGGGCCGGACGGCCAGCGCTGGCAGCCCAGCCAGCGGGCGCGCGAGGAGGGCGGGCTGACGCTCACGAAATCGGGCGAGCTGCGGCTGTCCATCGACGCCGACAGCAGCGCGACCGAGGCGCTGGTCGGCACCAACAAGATATACGCCGCGATCCACCAGTTTGGCGGGACAATCCGGCCGCAACGTGCCCGCGCGCTGAGCACGCCTTTTGGCCCGCGCGCCAGCGTGCAGATGCCGGCCCGGCCGTTTATCGGCTTCACGCCTGCCGATGTGGCGCGGGTGGAAGAGACCCTGGCGGCGCACATCACCGCCGCCTTTGAAGGAGGCACCGCGTGAAGATCATCGAGCTGCTGAAGCGCCTGTGGCTGTGGCTGAGCGGACTGTTCCGGCCCGGCCCGGCTGCGTCCAATTCCCCCGGCGCGGATGCGCCCAATTCAGAAGTCAGCCGGCCGTCTGACCAGCCGGAGCGCCACGAGCCGTGAACCTTCTCGCCATCATCGAGCGGCTGCGGCCGCTGGTGGGCCAGGCCGGTATCCGCACCGTCTCGGACGCGCTGGGGCTGGCCGCGCTGGAAAGCGAGCAGGTGGCGCTGCCGGCGCTGTTCGTGATCCCGGCCAGCGAGACCGCCGGCCGCACACAGGAAGGCTCGGGCGTGGTGGTGGTGGAGTGGATCGAGGAGTTTGACGTGGTGACGGTGCTGGCGGCCGCCGCCGCCCGGGACCGCAGCCGCGACGAGCTGCACGCCATCGCCAGCCTTGTGACCGGGCAGCTGATTGGCTGGACGCCTGATCCGGCCGCAAGGCCGATCATCCCGGTCGCCAGCCGTCTGCTCGGGCTGGGCGGCGGCCGGGTCTCGTGGGTGCAGCGCTTCCGCACCGCCACGCATCTCAGGAGCAGCTCATGACCCGGCGATCCCCGTCCCATCATCCGCATGCCCCGGCCGCCGAAGGCCCCGCCTGGTTCGACCCGGCCCGCCATTTCATCGGCACTTTCGGGATCCATGACCGCACCACCGGGGCACTGCTGGATGCTGCCGGCGAGCCGGCCTCGCCGGCTGTCCGCCGCCTCGGCACCACTTCCGCCGCCACTTCCGCTCAGGAGGATTGATCCATGCCCCGCGACATATCCATTGTGCTGGCCAAGGTCGAGACCACGCCCGGCACCTATGCCAGCCCGGTGGTGGCCACCGACGCTGTCACCGTCTTCGACTATCAGATCACGCCCATCGAAAGCGAGCTGGTCCGTCGCTCGATCGACCTGCCCTTTGCCGGCGCGCGGCCGGCGCAGCGCACGGCGCTGCGGGCGCGGCACGCCTTTTCGGTGGAGCTCTCGGGCTCCGGCACTGCCACCACGCCGCCGGTCTGGGCGAAGCTGCTGCGCGGCGCGATGTTTGGCGCGGCGGTGCCGAACGTGGGTCAAGTGGCGATCCCGCTCATCAACGACGGCGACGGCGATGCGCTTTCCATCTCCGGCTGGAAAGACAATGTGCGCCACCGCGCGCGCATGGGCCGGGGCAATGCCGTCTTCAGCTTCATCGAGAAGCAGCTGCCCAGCCTGCGGATGGATCTGCTCGGCCTGATCGAGGGCGGCGCGCCCGCCGATGCCAACACCGCTGGTGCTCCCACCTACACCGCCTATCCAGCACCGGTGGAGGTGAACGCGAGCAACACCTCGATCAGCCTTGACGGCTTCACGCTCGGCGTGAGGAGCCTGCAGATTGATCTTGGCATGAAGACCGAGTTCTTCAGCACCACCGGCGGCCGCGCCATCATCTTTGGCAAGGATGAGGAGGGCGACCGCCGCTCGCCGGGCGGCACCATTGTGGCCGAGCTGCCGGACCCGAGCGTGAAGGAGTATTTCTCCAAGCTGCTGGCCAACACGCCGATGTCCTTTGCGCTGGCGCATGGCACGGCGGCCGGCAACATCATCGAGATCGCCAGCACTCGGGTGGTGCTGGAGGACATCAGCTATTCGGTGGAGGCGAACCGCCTGTTCATGAACGCGCCCTTCAAATTCGTGGCGAACGCCGCCAACAACGACTTCAGCCTGGTGACGAAGTGAGGGGGGTGAAATGAGCGGTTTCCGCTTCGAGAAGAACGCCACTGTCTGGTGGCCGGTGCGCTGGGCCGAACCGGTGGACGGCGGCACCACCCGCGAGGTCTCGATCGAGCTGCGCTTCCGCCGGCTGAAGGACGAGGAGATGGGCGAGTTGCTGAAGCTGCCGCTCATCGATTTTCTGCCGGCGGCCGCAAATGACTGGCGCGGCATCGCCGATGCTGACGGCGTGGCCGTGCCCTTTGAGCCGCAGTGGCAGCGCGAATGGCTGAGCATCCCGGCAGTGGCAGAGGCCCTGGTGCAGGCCTGGCTGGCCTGCCAGCGCGCGGAGCCGGAGACGCGCCTGGGAAACTTCGCAGCCTCGCCCGCTGGTGGGCCGGCGGCGGCCGGGCCGACAGCCGATCAGCCGGCTTCGGTGACGCGCTGAGGCGCGCCTACGCCGAAGCCGGAATGGCCCCAGCCGACATCGAGGCCGCCGTGGCCGCCCAGCTGGCCCAGCGGCCGGCGGCGGACGTGATCGAGCTGGCGGCGGACGATGAGGGCCGGGCCGCCATGCTGTTTTTGCAGATGCAGACGCAGTGGCACTTCATCCCCGCCCCGGTGGTGCACGGCTGCGGCGGCATCGCGATCAGGAGCGGCCTGCGCTACGAGGCGCTGCCGGTGGTGGCGGCGGCGTGTGAGGTGCAGCTGGACGGCCAAGTTCTGGCGGATCTGCGCGAGATCGAGGCCGAAGTGATGCGCGTGGACGCGGAGCAGCGGCGATGACGGCGGAATATCGCCTGCAGGGCCGTGTCTCGGTGGATGGCGCGCAGGCGGCCGAGCAGATCCGCAAGGTGGGCGCCAGCATGGGCGACACCAGGGCACGGCTGCGCGAGGTGCGGGCGGCGTCCATCGAGGCGAGCGGCGAGCTGAAAAAGCTGCGCGACGCCGGCCAGGGCGGCAGCGAGGCCGCGCAGAAGCTCGGTGAGCAGCTGCGATCCCTGGCGGCACAGGAGATCGCCATTCGCAATGGCGCCAAGGCCGCGGCACCGGCCATGGAAGAGCTCTCCCGCTCTCAGGGCGAGGCCAGCCGCACGGCTGGCGATCTGGCGCAGAGTACCGCCAGCGCTGGAGCTTCCATCGGCCGGCTGCGCAGCACCGCCGAGCGGCTGGGCAGGTCGTTCACCACTGCACTCGACCCCGCCACCAGCCTCGACAGAGGCGTGCAGAATGTCGGGAATGCGGCCATCTCCACGGCGGCGGAGCTTGCCAGGACCGCCGCCTTCATGGGTGGACCATTGGGGATTGCGGCGGTCGCGGCCGGAACGGCAATCGGCTCACTGGCGGTCAGCTTCCTGTCCAGCAAGCTGGCAGCGGAAGACACGTCCGGCGCATTCGAGGACCAGAAAACAGCTGCCGAGCGGCTCACTGAGGCCCTGAAGGAGCTCGACCGCACCACCGGGCTCAGCACTCAGACGGCCGAGGAGGCTGCGCGGGCAGCGCTGGAAAAGGCCAGGGCAACGCTGGCGGACGAGATCGCCACGCGCAAGCAGATCAAGGCACAACTGGAGCTGAACGAGGCACAGCGCGAGGGGCTGGAGCTGGCCCTGAGGCGCGGCGGCTTCGCAGGTGCCGGCGCGTCGGGCTTTGCCCGTGCCGACAATGAGCGCCGCCGCCGCCCGCTGGCAGAGCAGCTGGCCGAGCAGGACGCCAAGATCAGCGCTGCCCAAAGTGCCGTGGACAAGGGCGGCCGACAGGTCGCGGCCTTTGAGATCGGCCGCAATGTGGAAGCCAGGCTGAGCGCCGTGACCGCGGCGACCAGGGCTTATGAGGCAGAGCAGGCCCGGCTTAACCGCGCCTTTCTTGCCGGCGAGATCAGCGCCGGGCAGCTTGATGCCGGGCTGGAGGCGGCGCGCCGCAGCCTCGATGCCGCCAAGGACGCCGCCCGCAAGACCGGCGATGCGGTGAGCCGCGCCGGCAAGGCGCTGGACACCGCCGCCCGAGACGCGGCCCGGCTGACGGCCGAGAATGACCGACTGGTGCGCGCCTTTGCGCCGCTCACCGCTGCCGCGCGCGATTATGAAAAGGCGCTGGGTGACATTCGGCTGGCGGAAGAGCGCGGGCTGATCTCCAGCGCCGAGGCCGCCACCGCCCGCTTTCGCGCGGCCGCAGCCGAGGAGCAGGCCCGGCGCCGGGATACCCAGGAGCGGCTGGCCGATGGCGGCAGCACCCTCCTGTCGCCTGTCTCGCTGGTGCGCTTCAATATGGAAGAGGAGCTGCGCAAGGCCGGCCTGTCCACCGGCCGGGAAGTGGCGCGCGGCTTCCGGGAGCGCGGGCTCACCGAGGCGGTGGCCATCGGTCAGGTGATCGGCGGCCAACTGGGCGCGATCATCTCCACCATCGGCGGGCTGATCCAGGGCGCACAGACCGGCAATTTCACCGGCGTCGGCGGCCAGCTGGGCGGTGCGCTCACGCTGCTGGCGCAGGGGCGGCGCGGCACTGATGGCGGCGGGGCCTTCGGCGAGGGGTTCAGAGAAGTCTTTACCGACCCGATCAACCGGCTGGTGGGGACGCTGGGCAACGCCTTTGGCGCGAACTCCGATTTCGCCAAGAGCATCGGCCGCGCCGCCGGTGGTGCTGCGACCGGCGCGGCGGTGGCCGAGATCGGCGGGGCGCTCGGCATCGATCTCAATCGCGGCGGCTCGGTGGCAGGCGGCGCCATCGGCGGCGCTGTCGGCAGCATTTTCGGCCCGATCGGCGGGCAGATCGGCAGCCTGCTCGGCAGCCTGGCGGGCGGCCTGCTGGGCGTGAAGAGCGGCTCCACCACGGTGAGCAGCTCCGGTGATGGCAACATCAGCCAGTCCGGCTCGGGCAGCGCGGCCGTGCAGCGCGCCACCGCAGGGCTAGGCAACACGATTTCGGACACCATCCAGTCCATCGCCGATGCGCTTGGCGCGGAGGTGGGTGCCTTCTCCGTCTCGATCGGCAAGCGCGGCTCCAGCTTCCGGGTGGACACGTCCGGCCAGGGCCGAATTCGGGGCAGCACGGTGACCGCCACCAAGGACGAGCGCGAGGCGCTAAGCCTGGCGGTGGCGGACGCGATCAGGGACGGCGCGATCCGCGTTTCGCCGCGCGTGCAGAGCGCGCTCGGCCGCTATGCCGACAATGTGAACAAGGCGGTGGCCGAGGCGCTGAAGGTGAAGGGCCTCGAGGATCTGCTGGCGAACCAGTCGAACCCGTTCTCGAGCCTTTTCCGCGATCTGGAAATCACCTTGCGGGACCGCGTGCGAGTGGCGCGCGATTATGGATTTGATGTGCTGGAGATCGAGCGGATCAACGCGCAAGACCGCGAGAAGCTGCTGCGCGACACGCTAGCCCGCACCACCAGCAGCGTGCGCCAGTTGCTGGACGATCTCACCTTCGGCAGTCGCGCCACCGGTTCGATCAATGAGAGGCTGGCCGGCCTCACCGCCGAGCGGGACCGGGTGGCGGCGCTGGCGCGCGGCGGAGACACCAGCCAGCTCGATGCGCTGGCCAGCCTCATCTCCCAGATCGACAATCTACAGCGCGAGGCCTTTGGCAGCACCGCGCCGGCGGCGGCCGGACGGCAAGAGAGCGTGGCGCTCCTGAATGAGCTGATCAGCAGCACCGAGACGCGGATCCGCGAGGCCGCCGACGCCGCGCGCTCCGGTACCGACACCACCAACAGCCTGCTGGGTGAGGCGAACGCCAGCCTCGATGAGCTGGTGCTGGCGATGCGTGAGCAGAACAGCCTGTTGGGCGGTTTCATCGGCTTCTTCGGCACTGGCCAGGAGGCCGACTTTAACCTTAGCGCGCAGTTTTTCCGGTGAGCCGCACCCTGCTCATCGAATGTGCGCCGCGCCGGCCGGCCGATGGCGTGGTGGAGACGCTGCGACTGTGCTGGAACGCTCGTAGCCGCGCGAATTTCCTCGGTCATCAATGGCACCCGGCGGTCTCGCGGCCTCCGGTTTTCGAGATGACGCTGGGCTTTGATGGCGAGAAATTTGGGGCGCGTCCCAGCCCGCAGGTGGGCACGCTGCAATTTGCCCTTGCTGGCGGCGCGGCAGGGGCTGCCGGGCTGGTCTGGAAAGGGGCCGCGATCTCCATCCGGCAGGCACTCTGGCCGCGCGGGCCAGAGGACGCGGCAGATGGGGACTTCGCGCTGGTGTGGCAGGGCGAAGCCGAGGACCTGGCGGTGCAGGCCGGCGAGGCGAGCGTGCAGCTGCTCGATGCCGGCCAGGCGCTGCGCGAGCCGGTGGCCCCGATGCGCTGGGGCAGCACCGGCATTGCGCTGCTGGATGATGCCGGTGCCGCCTCCGATCGGCCGGCCGGCGGCGTGGTGCCGGTGGCCTATGGCCAGTGCCTATCTCTGCCCGGCCTGCTGGTGGACCGCCTGAATAATGTCTGGCTTTTCAGTGCCCGCCCCGCCACCGCCGCCACTGCCTTCTATGATGGAGGTGCGGCCTTTGCGGCGGGCGTGGCGCGCGCCAGCCTGGCGGCCCTGCAGGCCAATGTGCCGGCGCGCGGCGCTGTGGATTGGTGTCTCGATGCCGGCGGCCTGTTCCTCGCCCGGCCCTGGGATCGGCCGGTCTATCCTTTCACCGCCGACGCCACCTTCGGCGACACCAGTGCCGCCGACATCGCCCAGGCCATCGTGAGCGGCCGCAGCAGCCTTGTTTTCCATGCCGGCAGCATCGCCGCCTTCAATGCCGCCCAGGGCGCCGCTTGCGGTATTTACATCGACGAGGAGACGACGATCGCCGAGGCGCTGGACCGGCTGCTGGCCGGGCTGGGTGCCTGGTGGAAGCTGCGGCCCGAAGGCACCATCGACTTGAGGCAGTGGGACTTTGCCGGCAGCCCGGCGCTGAGCGTGCCGGCGCACCGCAGGCAGGCGCCGCAGCGGCTGCGCGTGCTGCCGCCCGCCGGCCGCCGGGCGCTGGGCTGGGGGCGCAACAACCGCGTGCATTCCGAAGGCGAGATCGCGCAGATCCTGCTCGCTGATCGCCTCGCCTATGCCGATGGCCAGCCCATCGAAGTCCTTCGGCCTGCCGAGGGCGGCGCCACTCGCAACGAGGACGCTGGAAATATCCTGACGAAGTCGGTCTCGCTGGATGACGCGCAGGGCTTTGGCGGCGGCGGGATCGCCCGCCCGATCGGTGGATCTGGCAGGCCGGCGGAGCTGGTGCGCGCTCAGCTCATTCCAGATGGCGCGGGCGTGCATTGGACGGGGCCGGCCGGCGTGCCCGTGTCGCCGGGGGACGTGATTTCCTACCGGCACTATGCGTCAACCGATTTCACCAACGCCGACAATTGCAGGGCTAGGGTCGATTTTCTGGCGTCGGACGGCTCTATTGCAGGGACCATCGATCTGCCCACCACCGAGCTGACCGGAGCGGTAGCGCTGTCGACCTGGTTTTTGCGAGAGGCGCGCTTCACGGTGCCGGCGGATGTGGTCGCGATGCGGATTTACGTGATCCGCGATGGCGGCAGCGGCGGCAGCTTCTTCATTGGTGAGCCATGGGCCAGCCGGGCTGAAATGGGCGCCGACGTGACGGCAGTCGCAGTTCCCAGTCTGGACGCACCGGCAGGCCAAACCTTTTTCGCTAATCACCTTGGCACGCTCAATCCCGGCCAGCTGCCGCGCGCGGTGCAGGCCACGCGCAGGCGTGGCGGCGTAGATGTGTCATCGAGCACGACCTGGAGTGTGACCACGGTCAACTGCACCGCGACGATCAATTCGATCGGCGTGGTCACGATCACGGACGTTCTGGGCACGGGGTCAATCACGGTGATCTCGACGCGCGAGGGGGTAGAGCTGCGCGGCGCGTTTGAGATCATTCTTCAGACCGCAGCGCCCCCTGCCGGCACCGGCGGCACCGGCGGCACCTCGGCGAGTGACAGCAGCCTTGCGTCTATATTCGGCAACAGCACCTGGACCGACATCTCTACGGTGCTCACCATCACGACGGGCAGCGCCGGCCAGGCGCAGCTGTCCGCCCCGCTGGCGTTCGGCGTGGGGGCGGTGTTCAATCCCGGCCTCAATTT